AATAGCCTCTGCGAGTGCATCATCACGAGCAAGGCCGTCTGCCTCGTACTCAGCCATCTTCTCAAGAATATCGGCTTCCATACTATCGAGATCAGTGCCAATCGCTTCAACCGCGTCGTCAATCGCGTCGTCAATCGCGTCGTCAATAGCATCGCTATCGTCTGCTACAGGCTCATCAACTACGTCTTCATCATCTGTAACAGAATCATCAACTACGGTTTCATCATCTGTAACAGAATCATCAACTACGGTTTCATCATCTGTAACAGGTTCATCAACTACGGTTTCATCATCTGTAGCAGTGAGTTCATCAATGTATGTGTATGCGGTTTCTTGAGCAGTGTCTTGGAACGCATCGTCGCCTTGCCCAACAAACCTGTTAATTTCTTCGTCTGTGGGATCAGTGTACCCTTGGTCAATCAAGTACTGACGGGATTCTTCAAAAGTGAACTGGCGTGGGTCTACATAGGCACTAAGTGCAGACTGTTGGTCTTCCTCAGTCATGCTATCGTTAGCAAACTGATCAACTTCTTCTTCAGTATAGGTATAGCCTAAATCATCAAAGAACTGACGCACTTCGTCAGAAGTGGTAGCCGAGGCGTCATATTCACTACGTGCATCAGCAAAGTTAGTAGCCTCAAAGTCCTCACCACCTTGCCCTACGTACGCCTCAACAAATTCCTCGTAGTTATCATCAGTGAGAGTAAGATTTTCTTCGTCTGCGATAGCCTGTAATTCGTCAAGCGTGACTTGACGTGGGTCTACATACTGATTAACAAAGTCTTGTTGTTGTGACTGATACTCTGCATTGTCGTTCTGACCAACAAAGTTAACAATCTCGTCATTCGTGGCTTCGTAGCCAAGGTTATCAAAAAATTGTTGAGCTTCCGCTTCAGTTACTTGACGTGGGTTAACATATTCGGCAATAACAGCTTTTTGTGTAGCTTCATCTATTCTACCAACGTAATCCGCTACCTCTTCCTCTGTGGGCGTATACCCCAAAGCATCAAACATGGCACGAGCTTCATCTTCGCTCGTATCTCCTTCATCAAACTGCAATTCTAACTGTTCAAATACAGCAGCTTCATGTCCTTCAGGACCTTGGCCTACATACTCTTGCGCTTCTTCTTCAGTCAGCGTTATGCCTTGTTCAGCAAATTGATCAATAACTTCTTGTGTATCAACGTAACGATCATCTACATAACGATCAATTTGTTCATTAACATCTGCGTAACTACCCGCTTGTACAAACGAGTTAATTTCTTCTTGCGTTGCAACGTACTCAGGATTTGCATTAAGGAATGATGTGGTGGCTTGCGCTGTATTTACATATTGGTCAGGGTTAGCTTGGCTCAGTACATTGGTGCGTATGACCGAATCAGTTACACCAAGATTATCCAGTGCCATGTTAATTTTTTGGTCAGCTAATTCACGCTGCATCTCTAAATATTTTTCAAAACCTACCTGCGCTGCAAAATCTGCATCGGTCATTTGATAGTTTTCAAACGCATTTTGTACGTTATCTAGTGCTGCTCGAACTGTGGGATCAACTGCGGAAATAAGGTTGGAATATATATCACCAACTTGGCTAACACCGTATGCACCACCAGAAACAGGACCACCGACTAAAAAGCCCATAAAGGCTGCACCTGCAACCTCACCAGAAACATCAATGCTGGAGTCAATTTGATTTAAGTGACCTTCACGGAACGCAGTAGCTATACCTTCTTCAATAGACTCAGTTACACCTTCTTTAAGCGTAATTGTGATACCGTTAACAATACGACTTGAAAGTTCGTCTAAACCTTTTCCAAGAAACCCAGTCGCGTTGTCGCTGCCAAGCAGTGCTTTTTCTAACGCCATACCACCCACACCCAACGAGAGGGCAGTTGCTGTCGCAGCTACTGTACCCGTCTGTACAGCAAGTGTCATAGCGTAGTTTTCGGCCTCACTTTCCGTGTAAAGCTGTCCTGTAGCAGGATTAATCGAGTCTAGGGCAACCGTATAGGCGCGGTCGTACGTTTCGCTAGCAGTACCACCATAACTTTCAGCAAGGTCTGTAATCGCTGCAGCAGATAAACCTGTACCAACCGCCATGCGAGTGGATAATACAGTCCCCAAACTTATGGCAGTGGCTTTAGCGCCAAGCGTAGCAAGACCACCAACGGCTAAAGGTACAAGCTCTTGCATAGCTTCAACACCAATATACTCTGCAAGAAACATAGTGGGGTGTTCACTAGCTGCACCAGCAATCGTAGCAACCTTATCGAACGCCCGTTCATACCATGCTGCGTCTTCAGGCAGATCAGATTCAACATTCATCAATGCTTGAAGTTTGGCAAGCTCAGCCTTGTATTCTTCAGTATTACCTGCGGTACCTATGGCTTGTAGTTGTTGCGCAAATTTACCGAGCGCCGTGTCATCTGGAGCAATACCAAACAAAGTGGACATACCGTTAAACGCTTCTAAGATACCGCCACCTGCTTTCATGGCGTTAGCAACAAAGTTTGTTACTCCCTCTGTACTAAAAAAGACACCTTCGGCTTCAGGTGAATCAGATACCTTATCCATAAGGTTTTGAGCCATGTCGATTAACGCATCGCTCCAACCAAGACCTTCTTGGATGTCACTCCATGACGTACCACTATTTGCCGCGTTAAAAGCTAGTCCTACTTGTTGTGCATCACTAACGTCTTGAACACCACCAGCAATAATAATCCTTGCGCCATCTCTTGGAATAAGTTCACCGTCTTGGTTGTACTCGTCCCATGTATTACCCTCAATACGACGTGTTACCCAACCATGTTCAGGGTCCCACCGCGTTTCTTCTGTTATGACTGTCCATTTAAATGCCCCGTCGTCTCCCTTGCGAAGAAAAGCCATCCCATTTATAACGTCTTCAGCAGTTACGCCTTCTGCAAACTCCACAGTTTGCACCACCTCGGAATTTCTTAGGTCTGCATCTAACGCAACAGCTTCTTCGGCGGTCATGGGGGCACCTAGCCGGTCGCTCGTGTCATACCCTAGTCTAGATAATATATTTACGCCTTCTTGAGTGAGTACATCACCTGTATTAAAAAGACGTTCTTCGGTTGATCCAATTGCTTCAACCCATTCGTCAAACAGAGCTTTTCGTTTTTCATAATTCTCGTCCTGACCTACCCCCGTGAGAAGCTCGTTCAAACTTTCGGGTGACGTATACCCCTGTGTCTCTAGTATGGTTTGCAACGCTTGGCGGTCGGCATTGGTAAGGCTCCATACTGAAGAATTTTCACCCATTTCAAATCCACCAAACATGATCTCGTTCATAACAAGATCACGTGCGTTACCTGTAGCAATATCGTATTGTTTTTGACTAGTAAACGCGCCGTTGTGTTGCCCTTCAGATAAGAAGTGCGCGTAGGCGTCTACATCATCTGATAAGTTGTTAAGCGTTCTATATTCATCGGCATTAAAACCGGGGTCCATAGCACTAACTAGGTATTCATCTGTTGCTGCGTATATAGACGCTAACTCTCCATCTAAACGATCAGCGTCACGTTGTAAGTCATTTTGCGCTTCAATAAGGTCGTCTTTGTATTCCAACACTAATGCGTTATCTGCTTCAATTAAAGGTATAAGCTCTTTGACTCGGTCCAAATAACCTTCATCAATTAAACGGTTGTATTCTAATAATGCCTCTTGGGCCTCAGCCCCCTTTTGCACTATTAAATTATTAACAACATCACGTGCTTCTGGTGTAATAAGACGATTATTTAAGTCCGCTTCCAGCTCTGCAATAGCATCGCGGCCTTCTGTTAGGGCGTTCCACGCTGTTTCTAACGCGTTTCTTTTTTCTTCGTACTCAGCGTAGTTTTCAGAAAGTCTTGGAGCTACTCCATCTAACTTTTCTCGCGCCTCCTGCACCTTAGCGTAGTCGCCAGATACTTTATCGAGTATGTCACCAATAAAGTCACCAACACCCGAATCATTAATTTTATCGTGCAGTTCTTCCGTACCATAGGCAGATATAACGCCCATAATTTGAGCAGCGGCTTCTGCTCCAGTGCCGCCAGATAATGCTACAGCCGCTGTGCGTTGAAACGCAGCGGTCATATAAGTAAGTTCACGATCTCCAATATTAGGATTATCACCGACGTACTTTTTAACAAGATCAGTAGTAATCAAACCACGCGTAACAGCGTTAGCTAAAAGCTCACTATTTACGTCACCACCACTTAACTCAGCAGCAAGGGCCGCACTAACGACGTTTTGAACAACATTTGGGAGAGGTTGGGTGGTAACTTTCCCGGTGTTAGGATCAGTAACCTCAATGTCAAAACCAACTTGCTCTGCAATCTTGCCCATACCTGCGGAAACTGCCGCTTGAAGGCCACCTCGGGCGAACGCTTCTAATGGGTCTTCGCCATAAATTATGGCAGTTGTAGCAGCAACAGTGCCTTGCGTAATAGAAGCAACAGCAACTTCTTTTAAACCTGCGCTAAGTGCGTCACCGACAAATTCTTCAACAAAAGGGGCTGTGTGTTGAGCAACTTCTCCCCCAACTTTTCCTGCAACATAAGATGTAGCGATGGTTTTAAGTACGTCACCGACGTCTCCCCCATTAGCGGCTACAGAAGCTCCATCAATTAACGGTATTAATTGCGGAAACCCCGTTGTTATAGCTACAACTTTTGCAATTGCTGCAACAGGATCGTCTAAAAAAGCCTGAACAGTGTCCCCAACAAATTCAACGACAGGCTCGACAATTTCATCGACAACAAATTCAGCAACGTCTCTAACGGCACCAGCAACCCAATCAATTACGTCCTTAACAGCGTCAACGACAACACTCAACCTACAGTCCTCGCATTAATGGCTCTTTACCTAGTTTCATAAACACAACGTATTTGTCGATGTTTCGGTACTTACCAATCGAAATTTCAGTATCCTGTTGGTCTGCACGGCGCTTAAACAATTTAAAACCATTTAGAAATACAGGCCCGTAGAACTCTGTGGTGTAATGCGTAATGCCTCTTTTTTGTAGGTACGTAAAGTATTTGAACCCGTTGACAATAAAGTTCCTACCTGTATCTACGTTAAACGCTCGCCCTACCATTTTCTTTTTGTTTTTCTTGCCTTTACCCATGTGACCAACAAAAAAAGTGTTACCAATCTGCACTAGATCAGTACGTGGCAAAGTAAACTCTGCGGCAAGTGCACCTAACACAGCTTCTTTTGGATACTTTAGGTCCGGCATGTTGTATGCAGACATAGCAACAATTTCAGGACCGCTTAACAATTTCTCCTTGCTGTTTACAATTTCCATCTTACAGCGCCCGTGAAAATAACGCAGCCGAGTAGATATTACCCATGCCAGCGGCAAGGCTGAGCATTAGACCCTCGGGAATAGGGGCGTCAGAAGACAAGAACACAGAATCATCTTGTGTTCGATTCAAAATTTTGGGCACAAAGCCCTTTTGTAAGTCGCGTAGCAACAAACCAGTTTCCAATAGTCCGCTAGCACCCATTGTATGCCCAATACGTGGTTTGTAAGACGTTGCCACAAACTCGTTTAGAGAACGTAGAAGTGCTGATTTCTCCGCAGCATTATTGACTGGCGTGCCAGTTCCATGCGTTTTGACTAACCTTATATCATTTTCATGTGCTTTGGCTACGAATAATGCACCTTCGATAGCTTTACTAAAACCCGATCCGTCATCTCGTTGCCCCAAAGGATTTGTATTGTCCTCTGCGGAGCTATACGCGCCAAGGAATTTAGCCATTGGATCGGCTATACCAGCATGTTCTTTTTCAAATATAGCGACCACAGCACCCTGTCCAATATGAAACCCTTGATTGTGGGTATCAAACGCAGAAGGCTGGCGCTCCTCTTCGTCCTTATATTGTAGGCTCGCACCGGCTTCGCCAAAAAACTCAAGTACAAGATTGTTTACGCTGTCCTCGCCACTAAACACGATAACACGATCAAAACCATAGTTATCCATCAAAGTTTGCATATTCATTAGTACATGTAAGCTAGATGCACAAGCACTAGCATCCGTTGACACATGGTCATGTACACCAAACATACTTGCAATACGCCCTGCGTAGATATTAGTAAGCACAATAAACGGTACTTTTACCTTGTAATGCAGTTGCGCATCGGGGTTTTTGTCGTACCGCCCGTTTGTACCCATCCAACCTTGATTCCCAGCAGCGAAGATAAACCCAGTCTTACCTTTGACAGGGTTGTCAGCAACGTAGCTCAGTAGTTCCTCGTCAATCAGGCTCTCGATTAGCACGTGGGGCGGGTATTTCACCCCAGATTTGGCTCTGCGAAACGTTTTCGGCAGGATATGGGCGTGTTGGGGGTACGGTATATCGTCAATTAGTGTGGTATCTGTGGTGCACGCTGTACGACACTGAGTCATGTAGATCATCCTAACTCCTCAACAAGTGCTTCAACGGAGTCAAACTCATCTTCAGGGTCTTGCGTCTTGTGTTCTTGAACAAACGTTTGTAGTAGCTTGATACTCTCTACAGGCCACAGGTCGTTAAGCTCTTCTTCCTCGGGTATGCCGTATGCTTCACCAAGCACAAGAAACGTCAACATTACGTCTAAACTGTCAAGATTAAGCGCATCTTCTGTAATGGGAGTATCTAAGGATTCGGCGGGTATGTAGTCGTCCGTGACTACTTTTTGTGCTGTACCAACAGCGTTAAACAATTCTAAAAAGTCAAAAGCCATTTGTCGCTCCTATGATTAGGGTAGATTGAGTATAAACATCTCCCCACTAGGGACAACCGCACACTATGAGTTGCTAATATAAGACACATCAATTGACGCTGATGGAAGGCCGGGATGTGGAGACGATGCAGCTTCTGTATGCAAGTTAAGCTGTGTGTCCCCAGTAGACCAATACACTTCAATGTAGTCGTTAATGGCTAAAACCACTGTAAATGCCCAGTGGATCACGTGGTCATTGTTACCTTCTACATCAAACTTATGCCCAGAATATGAGATAGCAGTGCCGTTTTTCTGCTCCCAAATAATGACGGATGTTTCACTAGAGTTATTGTGCTCAAGTTGAAGAGTAACATCGAATTTATATACACCAGCATTTGTTACATTTATGCGACTATTGTTAGATAAAGTAACATTACTGCTGTAGTTGGTAGTGTTTAGCGTAACAGCATACCCAGTGTTTGTAGATGTCGCAGTTTGGTCCTGTGTGCTATAAAAAGACCCTCGTGGCGCATATAGAAACTTGCCACCATCGTCGGTGCTAAACAACGTATTGAGAGAGTTCACAATACGATTGAAGAATAGACGCAGGACATTGTTGTTCTGGTCCATAAACGGACGTTCGTACCCTTCAGGGGCCAATGGCAGGGCAGGCGTCTCCGCCCTCTCAATTTCATTAGCCATTAGCGCCTCCCGTCAGGGCGCATATCTACTCTTGGCGATCCAAGCTGCCACTTAACTCCAAGCGCAGTAGATTCCATCTGTATGGACATCTGCCGCCCACGAACACGAGTATTTACTTGCCCCGTAAACTGTTCAATCGGCACAGTGGCTGTACGAGTGACGGTACCTACGGCACTGCCTCCCTCTGAGTATGGGCTGTTATACCCCGATCCCGAGTTTGCAAGTGGGAGCAACGTCATAGTTGCAGCGGGACTAGTCGCTGTAGACCCGTCAAAGGTTACATCCGGCATAATACGCCAGATAAAGGCGAACCGATCTCCATCGTCAATATCAAATTGTCCTGACGTAATAGAAGCTGTAATAGCAGCAGGGGTGCCGGTTTCGTTGTCGTCGGTGCCTTCTTCGTGGTTAACAAGGTTATAGCTGTAGGTTGCAGCTAACGGATGATCACGCAACCCCGAATCTAACCATGCTGTACGGGCCATATTGCCGTAATACCACGTCTGTTCTAAGTAATTAAACACTACATATCTGTCTATTAACTGGCTGTCTTCAGAGCAATAAAACCACCAAACTTCGTGGAATGCTTCGTTTGTACCTGCAAATACTTGATCGTACTGTAAATCGTTGAAATCATTAAATACATAACGACGAACATTGCACGGGAGAGGCTGACTACGCCCGTCATACATATAAAACTTATCCTTGCCCATCCAAAACGCAACGCCGCTAGCAAAAGCAACGGAAGACATGGATGCAATAGAAATGTTATCGCCGACTAACTGGGCACCCCATACGGCGGGTGCGCCCTGATACTGCAATGAATACAACGAAGAGTTGGTCCAAACAAGGACCTCTTGACGTGCTTGTTTAGCCGCGACTATCTCAGTCCCCCGTGACAGCCTTAAAGACCCTGCCTGATTCGTAGATGCTGGTGTCCAATTTGTAGGGTCTTCCTGATCAGACCAGCGGATTAACATAGGATCAACTGTCGCAGTGCCGAGATCGTTAGTACCCATACAAAAAACAAACCGATTGATGTCAGATACTAAAATTACATTTTGTTGGGTTGGCACATTAGACGCTCCAGAAAGCGACGACAGATACACACCACGCGTGCTTACGCCATTTGTCGCATCCCAATAGAAAATACTGCCCCCACGGGGGCCAAATACAAGGTCCTCACCAAAGTTTGCTTGACTCCAAAGGCGTATAGATTCGGTAGAAGTACCCCCTGTGCCCCATACACCTGCACCCCATGTGCCACCTCCCCAACCAGAAAGCGGAACTTCATACGGCTCACCCGTACGTATTTGATAGGCTGCAACTACAGAAGAACCGCCATTGCCCGTGTCCGAAGCGTTAGCTGTTGCAGTCGCTGTAATAGTGTAGGTGTTGGCGCTAGGAGTGGTAACAATCTGATATTCTTGGTTAAGCACATCAGCAGTAATGTTACCGCCAAGGGTTGCCGCGCCACTGAAAGTAACAAAATCGTTCTCTCGTGCACCGTGCCCTGCTTCGGTAACAGTTATCGTTGCAGAGCCATTTGTAGCAGCAAATGTTGCATCACCAGCAGAGGTAGTAGCCCGTATGGGGGTAATATCGTTATACCCCCCACCTTGTTCTAAGTAGAACTTGAGGTGGGTACCTATACCAATTAGGTTGATACTACCTAGTGTTACCCAGTTCCAAAGAGAACGACACGTACCAAGGAATGTTGTACCTGATATACGCTGCCACCCACCAATTTTCTCAGGAAACCCCTGCCTAAAACGTACTTTATCGCATTCATACCAACCAGCTTCGTTAGAGTAACGGGTTACTTCTCTGTTGATACCGGGTTGAAATATTAACTTCTTTAAGGGCATAGCTCACCTACATACTTTCGCCAGAGATAGGGGGCAACGTAGTAACTTCAATAGCTACATGTTGCTTTAAGTTCAACGGCGCACCACAATTAGAACAGGTATCTGCTTCAAGTTCAGCCTCATCAAGGTCATACCCGCAACTCGCACAAACGATGTGCACTGTGTGTTTTGGCTCTACACCATCCCCTGTATCTCTAGCTTCTATTGTAGTTTTCATACGCTATCAACTATTGATACTCACCACTACGAATCATATCGGTGACTTCTACTGCCCTGTCTCCAACCTGTTGAGACCACCGGCTGTCCATAAACTCGTTAGCCGCTATCTCATATTGACCGTACGACATTGCTTCCAAAGCATTTACGAAACTACGCAGCCTAGTCAGGCCAAGATTAAAGGCGATGTCTATCATTGCGTCACGCCGTGCCTCATTTAGGTCCAAAAACCAAGGAAAGCTACGTGTTAGCTCATCTTGCACTCGCTTGATGTCATTCACCAAAAGAAAATCGACCTCGTCTTTGGATAAACCTAAACCACCTTCTGAGATGTTTCGGCCCACGCCAATCGTCTCATAGCCTTCAGAGCACATGTACACCTTATAGCGCACACCTTCATGCAGTCTCAGCATTTCGATGAGTTTACTCATTTCTCTCTACTGACCCCCTTGGTTTTTTCATAGGACCTCATCGCGCCTAAGCCCAAAAGTCCCGTCATAACAGGCATCAACAACGAGCTATCAACCTCTGGAACGTCAAACCATATGGCTAACACTTGGCTGATAATGACGTTGTATGCGAGACCTAACCCGCACGTCCAACCAATAAAGGGACGCCATCCAGCCACAAATAGCGACTTGTGAGCAGCCTCAACTTTGTTAATCTCCAACTGGCCTTTTAGTGCTTCGTGCGAATGTCGCTCAGACATCGTCGCGATCTCATGGGCTAGAGCCGCCTTCTGGTCCTTATCTTCGATGAATTTATCGAGCAGTCCAGACACCGGGCCTATCAGTGCATTAACAATGCTCATTTGCTATTCCTGTTTGACCAAGCCTGTGCGCCAAAGAATGCAGCTAGGATACCAGCGACACTAACGAAATAAACGGACGCCATATCGCCAAGGATTCCTGCCGCTTGCTCCAGTCCGATCCACGCCGAACAAACGACTAGACTGGGGTAGAGCAACATTCCCCACAAGCTAAACCACGCCATTGTCTTCTGAGCATTCGCTCGCTCAAACTGAAGGCGCAAACTCTGGAGTTCTTTGCTTGTCTCTAACTCGTCATCAGTCACCACGCCATCGCCATCAGCATCGTAGTCAGCGTAGTCAGAGTTCGGTTCTAATTTTTTAGCATTCATAATTTTATGTAGACGTAAATTGCGGCCATCACTAGACACCATGTTATAAAAGCAATGAATGTATAAAGCGCAAACTCTTTTAATTGTTTCCTGCGTTTTGCTTTTGCAACTTTTAGTTCACGAACCGCACGCTCGTGAGCAACCTTGCTGTCTTCAATCCTTTTAATAATCTCGTTGTATTGGTGCGCTTGCCCCGACATTAACATCGCGTCTTTTAACTGCTGATGGAATGTCTCCGCTTGCCGCTTGGCAATTTGCACCTGCATCGATTCTTTTACGGATAAAACACCTGCTTTACTTTTCTCTACCTCCTGAATTTTCTGTTGGACATCATCATACTGCCCTAACAGGGCAGCCAAACTACCCGCGTTTGCTCCTGATTCGCGAATTGTTGCAAGCGTCTCATTCAACGATTTAAGCGTTGTCAGTACACCTGTTACAACTGCAATTGACTCACCGAATCCGAACATAATTACTTCCAGATCAGAGGTGTGTCGGATGCAACTTTGCGAGGCTCGCACCACGCAGTAATTTCTACCTGACTTTTTCTATTTTTGTATGGTTCTGCTACCTCTCTAGCGTAATCGTTGCAAACTTTGACAGATGCGAATAGCGGCTCATCGCCCCGGTTGACGATAAGCACGCCATCGACCATGACCATCAATGCGAATGCAAGTGTCATACATAAATGTCATGGATACTTTGGGAGAGGCCAATGTTGCTGACTTTCAATTGAGAGCCTTGCAACTCATACAGCGTAGATTCTTGCACCTCGGTAACGCGCTTAACTGGCTTGCCACTAGATGCTGAAACCAACTCTTCAATCTTCTGATTCGCCACCTGCTTCCATGCAACGGCAGGAGGCTGAGAGACAGGATCAATCGTCGCCATATGTCACTCCATAAATCGTAATGCCTGTGGAACTAGTACCGTAAAAAACAATGCGATGTAAATTCCCCAGAGCATATGTTCAATTTTATCGAATCGCTTAGAACCTCGTTCCAAACTGTCTTCGATAGCTCTATAACGCAAGACGCATTCTCGCTCATGCGCTCTAATTTCAGTTAACGCCTCTTGACCTGTGTCACTCATCTGGATTGCCTTGCTGCCCCTCAACAGGAAAACAGTTTATGTTGGCGGCAACCGTCCTGCGTTCACCATCTCCTTGGAACGGGTACACCATGTGCTGCATCCAACTAGGAAACATATACAGCCTGCCCACTTGTGGCCTGACTACAACATTCTGTGTAGGTTTCAAACGCTCTCGATCCCATGTGCTGCTCTGTCCATAGTTGAAACAGAGGCAACCATCGCTTTCTCCAGAGGCGTTATACAAACCATACTCTTGCGATCCCGGTCGCGGCCCCTGCAATATCTGAGGCGGCACCCTTGTCCATGTTGTACAGCTTATGCCCATCACCGTTTTGGTCCCGTGGTCATGGATTGGGTTGTAATCACCTTCGTAGCTATGAACTGACCACAACTCGTCCATCTCGACATTTCGGTTGCCATCCAGTACTTGATTAGATTGCGCCATGAACTGGTTGATGTAGGCCACGCCCATGTCACACAAAAACTTAGAAAACGGGGCCAGCCTCGAATCTTCGTGATCCATGACTAGCTGTTCGCCGCGCTTGATCTGCCCGACAAGCGTATGCGCTGCACTGATCTTTTCTTTCTGCGTGACTAGCTCATCAAGATAGTCGTTGCACGCCTCAACAAACTCAGCCGGAATGTCCAACTCCATCAAAAATACTGATGGCAGCGGGTGCATCTGGAACTGAATCTCAGCCATTTACGACTTCAACAATTTTTTCCTTGTCTTCCTCAACAACTTCTTCCTCAGGCTCAACTATTTGAGCATCAGCTTGCAACTTGATTTTAAGAATCACAGACCAAGCGCCGGTCTTACTAGGTAGCTCGCCCAGTACGTTAAGAATAAAATTTAACTCTTCTGCTTCAAGATTAATGTTCATAATGATCCTATGCGCTGTATGCTTTTGCGGCTGCAACAGCAGAATTGATAGCAGTAAAGTCTTCGGAACCCCAGTCTTTGAGGGCAACGCCAAACTCTAAGTAACCAGCAGAGCGCATGACACGCTCTTTCTTTTCTTCGTTTGTCATGTCGTTGTAAAACTCATTGTTTGCATCCAGCACACTGGTAATGACGTTTGCGCCGTCCTTCATTGCTGAATACATCTGCGCTTTGTCTTCATCTGTTCTAACTTCATCTGACATTGATATGCCTCCTTATGATTCTAACGCGGCAATTCGCGCAGTAAGTGATTGAATAATTGCATCTTGTTCTTGCATCGCTTTGACAAGGATGGGAACAAACTTCTCGTACTTCAGGCCGTACTGCGTTCCATCGTCCGTTAAATTGCTAACTAAATTAGTCTTGTCAGATATCTTGTGTCCGGCAGCTTCTTCCAAGGCAATTACAGATTGCGCTTTGAAGCCAACATCCATCCAGTCTTCCTTGTGAGTACCGTCCGGTGTTTGTGCGTTAAGGTCGTAATCTTCTTCCGTTTTGTCGCCATACTTAGAACGCTTGTCCCAGTAGTAGGTGACTGGCTCTAACGATTTAACGAAGTCAAGACCAACGTTCAAATCAGAAAAGCTAGTTTTATCGCGAGCGTCTGATGAACTAATTGTCTGTACTTGAGCATAAATATGCGTAATGTTTTCATCACCCAAAAATATTTGATTAGAGGTAGTTGTAATATTACCACCGGGCGATCCTGTTATTCCTGCGTCTCGCCCTAAAAATAAATTGTTAGAACCCGTAGTAACATTTTGTCCAGCGGTGGTGCCACAACCTGTGTTGTTGGTTCCAGAAGTAAGGTCGCGTAATGATGTATTACCTATGCCTGTATTAGTGTCCCCAGTAGTAACTCCTGACCCATTAGAGTTGTATCCAATAAACGTGTTGCCAGAGCCAGTGGTCATTGTGTCTCCAGCAAGACCCCCAACAATTGTGTTATTAGTTCCGGTTGATATATTTTCCCCAGCTTCATAGCCAACGCATGTGTTGTAAGTATTACTTGCAGTAGTTGCGTTAAACTGCTGTAGACACATACTACCTATGGCTACATTCCTTGATCCAAGAGTATTAGAACTAAGGGCATCGTATCCCAGTACTGTATTATGATCAGAGTCAGTAAGGGCATCACCTGCTTGACCGCCAACAAGGGTATTGTATTGGCCCGCTGTTACTGAATAACCAGCAATGTGTCCAATGGCTGTGTTTAAAGCCGATGTGGATGTAGTAAAATTTTGCACCCTCAATGCATCACTACCCACTGCAACGGACCTAGTACCTGCAACATCTGCACTTAACGTGTTAAAGCCTAACCCAACATTAAACCCACCAGCTTCTTGAGCGTCTCCAGAATTAGCCCCAATAAGAACATTTTTAGTACTTGTAGTTATTTGTTGACCCGCATAGTACCCAATAAGAACGTTGTTGGTATTTGTTGCAGTAGTATGATTTTGGTTTTGAGCCGCTCCAAATCCAATAGCAACACTGCGGCCTCCTAGTGTGTCAGCACCTAAAGCATGGGTGCCAATGGCAACATTATTGTCACCCTCAGTTAATCCATCGCCAGCGGCAGCGCCAAGGAGAGTGTTCTGAATTCCTGTCGTGATTGAAGCACCTGCGCTATACCCAACAGCAACATTGTTAGTATTTTGTGCAGTGCTATGGTTTTGTGCTGACAGGGCTTGATAACCCACAGCAACTGAACGACTTCCCATAGTGTCTGCGTCTAATGCTTGCATACCCACCGCTACATTGTAGTCGGCATCTGTCAAGGAAGTTCCGGCAAGACCACCTATAAAGGTGTTCTGTTGACCTGTTGTGACATTAGCGCCAGCACCATATCCTAAGACAGCATTGTAAGTGTCTGTTGCGGTCGTGAAGTTTTGAGACACCAGAGTTCCATACCCCACAGCAACTGAACGACTCCCCAAAGTATCTGACGTTAAAGCTGTTGTTCCGATTGCTACGTTGTAGTCTGCATCAGTGAGCGCATCACCTGCGGCATAGCCTGAGATAACATTAGATACGCCAGTAGTAAGTGCATAGCCAGCGAAACCACCAGAAAGTGTGTTCAAAGTCCCCGTAGTGATGCCATACCCAGCTTGATATCCTGCGGCAGTGTTGTAACTGTCTGTGGCGGTCGTGAAGTTTTGGTTATAGAGAGTTTCATAACCCAGCGCGGTTGAGCGACTACCCATCGTGTCCCTAGTTAAAGCGCCCATGCCAACCGCTACGTTGTAATCTGCGTCAGTTAAAGCATCCCCTGCCGTACTTCCAAGTAAAACATTCCTAATGCCTGTGCTGACATCATGTCCAGCCTGATATCCGACCGCTACGTTGTGACTATCTACTGCGGTCGTAAAGTTCTGAGCCACAAGAGCCTCATGCCCCATCGCCGTCGATTTACTTCCTAAAGTATCTGATCCTAGTGCAGATTTCCCAACGACCGTATTGTAGTCAGCGTCAGTGAGAGCATCCCCTGAATATGCTCCCAATAAAGTATTCTCAATGCCTGCTGTGACGGCCCCACCAGCAGAATAACCTACTGCTACGTTATTACTGTTAGTCGCGGTAGTGTAATTTTGTGCGCTAAGAGTTTGATACCCTACAGCGGTTGAGCGGCTTCCTACAGTATCTAACTGTAACGATGTTCGCCCTATACCAACATTACGGCCACCAGTTGTGA